GACGGAGGTTGACGCGTACAAGGCGCGCTTGCTTGGTGTGCTGGGCCGTTATGCTGATAGCGTGGAGGGCGCGCCCGCCCGTGATCTCGCCTTGCGTGTGATGCGCCTGATTGAAAATACCGATTGACCCCGCGCCGCCGAACCTCCCACGGCGGCGTAATTTTTTTGAATTTTTTTCGTTTTCCTCTTGACATTTCATACTCACGTGAGTATAATAATAAACAGAAAGGGGGTGAAACGGTGAAGAAGAAAAAGAAAAAGCCCACGAAATCGCGGGTCGATGTTCGCACCATCGTAATAACCGCAATCGTGGACTTTCTGGTAGGGCTTGCGTTACTCCTGATTGATAAGCACACGTAAGCCGAAACCCCGTATTCTATGGGCGGGTTCACCGCCCACCCATAGAATACACTTTTTCTTCTGAACTGTCAACCATGCTTGCAAAACTCGGAATCTTCCTGATCGTCGTTGCCATTGTGAAACTGATTATCGCCGCCGCGGTCCATTGCCGCCGCAAGAAAGGGGAATGAACATGAAAAGAACTGCAAACAAGTTCCAGCGGGCCTATATGGTCGCCAAAGCCTGCGTGCAGGAAGTCGAATCCCGACAAGAGGCCATCGAAAAGAAATTCATTGCCGACAACGGCATTGTCAATCCCGACGGCTCCGTTCCCGAATTCCTTTACTGCATGGAGGATGACGCGGCCTTTGAAAAGGCAAACGCCGAATGCGCCGCGCTCATTGCTTCCGCCGGGCTTGAAGAAGAACTGAACGCCG